CAAGAATGTTCAAACACGATTACCACTTGTATAAAACAATCTTTGACAAGCAACGGGACGGAAAACCCGTTGTGATTCCCGGCCCCACTAGGAGTAGTGGGGTCGCGTCCAGCAGATGTTTGCAATCCGACGTCGCCCTGCCAGTGTGTCTAACAACACCCTCCAGGGTAGGCAACGCCGGACAGTCTATACCCTACACCCGTGTTGGGCCTACTAGACTAGGCAAAACTCCAACAATCAGACGTTGGTGTCGACTCCTCACTAAGAAATGGATCGGTAGTGACCTCGTAAAGAGGAGTGAGTTGGCAAGCAAACATCGACGCGCACCACCCGGCTACAAAGAGTTGTTGAACCGGGAACTGGTCTCTGTTGACATGTTTAGGCCTCACCCAAAACATACTCATCCCAATGCTGGGGCACTTAGGACTGCCACTGCTGCATCACTTGAAGACGTGGTGACACGAGCAGGCTACCGTCCGTATAGTGTCTCAATGTCTAAACGGGATAAGTATGACGGGTGTCGCTACTTTTACATGGCAAAGGATCTAGACAAGGACTTTCGCAATGATGTTATCACAGATAACCATGTTTTATTGTTCATTGACGTTGACTATTACTGCGATATCAATACATACCTCCAATACGGCCTGCCTATGTTGTTGTACACATTTGTACCAACTGAAGCCGCCGGTGAGGCTCTTGATTGTAGATATCACTTTATCGACAACAATGTGCATTATTCCGTCTCGGGTGGAGCCACCTATGTACATCCTTTATGGAAGTACACGGGAGACTCCATTCTTGTGCGGGGCCTTTATGGCAACATGATACTTTATAACATCGAGCAACACGTCCTTAGTTGCGATCCTACCAGGCGCGTAGTGGGATTCTATCCCACCGCATACTTTCCACGCCACACTTGCTCCCGTCGTGCCGACCCGCCCATTACAAGATTCAGACCTTGTGATAGCGGGCCCACGATAGTACGCAACGCTGTGGCTGGAACTGTGTCTATAGCCCCTGCCGGAGGAGTGACTAGTGTCACCATCAGAGAAAACCTCTTTGATGCCCTAAGGATCCGCCGGAAATACTCTAAGAACCCAGCCATTTCTGATGTCGAACGCATATTAGTGTCCCAAAAGGTTGACCAAGCGCCACTGTTGGCTCCTGTGCTGTTTGAAGTGTTAGACGCCGTTGGCGGTGACACGGTTGTGGATACCACTGCTTTGCCAGTCCATGGTTACCAGGCCCTCGAGGGTCTTGTCCATGAAGACGGCAAGGTGGTCGGTCAAGCCACCACTGCTGCCATCGTCACCGCACCAGCAGTTGTCCCCGTCAAATCGTATAATAATGACGTGGCTACCATAGCGGGGCGGGTCAAAGCATGTGTTAATACTGCTAAGACTCCCCTGACATGGCACCACTATGACAACGAACTTATGCAGTTCATACTCCCTGTTCCCGGGGTTGGTGTGCCTATTACTGTTGACGAAGTCAATCAGCGGCAAACCAAACCTGCACAGAAGGGGAGGGCTGCAATAGTGGCTGCATCTCTAACTAACGGATACAGGTCAGATGTCAAGGCGTTTATTAAAGCTGAAGCTTATAATGCCCCAACAGACCCGCGCAACATCAGTACTGTCGACACTGCACACCAGATATTGTATAGCACATTCACCTACCCTTTCAAGGACAATGTGTTAAAACAATTTCCATGGTTTGCATCGTCAATGACGCCAACACAAATGATCGAGAGAGCACAACAAATAATGTCATACCCTGATGGGGTGATTGTCTCCGATTATTCGCGTTTGGATGGCCATGTGTCTGACGACGACAAACGGTTCAAAGAGAAGGTGTATATGAGGTGGTGTAGTGCCCCTTATAAGACACAGTTGAAGGAAATTTTGCGGAAGGATAGACCCATTAAAGGGTCGACGGCCCATGGAGTCCGTTATAAGCCGGGAACCTCCCAATTGAGTGGTTCACCAGGCACTACCAACGATAACAACCTTGTCACACTACGACATGATTATATCGGACTCCGGCAATTAGGACAAGCGCCCAAAGAGGCGTGGGAGAACCTGAACAACTGGGTGCTCGGCGCATCCGACGACAGGCTACGTGCAAACTTACCCGGCTATGCTACAGTGCTGGAGGAAGTTGCTACACGGTTAGGACATAAGTTGAAGTCGAACATACTATATCCCCTTGATGGTGACCTGGTCACGTTTCTGGGGCGCGTGTTCGTCAATCCACTTAATGACACCACCATGCAATGCCCTCTACGCACTTTGCCAAAACTACATCTAAGCATGGCCCCAAGGGGAGTTACACGTGAACAAGCCGCATTTAATCGTGCTACAGGCTATCTCGTGACCGACGCCAAGACGCCTATTTTAGGTGAATATTGTCGTGCTGTGTTACGAGTATTGCAAGTCACACATCCTAAACTGAAGTATAAAACTGGATGTGAAGATTATCGCGTGAACCATGGGCCATACCCCCAGGATGACGTCGATAGCCTGTTGTCAGCGATGTGTAAGTTGTTGGGTGTTGATGCAAATGAAATTGCTGCTATCGAGGCGAGCCTTGCTGCCGCCACGACTATGGATGAAATTGGTGAGGTGAAATGGGACAATGTACTCATGTTCGCACCCAAAATAGCCGCAGTCGTGGATGGTACCATCGTGCGACCCGATCTCCCACCCTCCGAAAAATGCCTCTCTCCGAAGACAACTTTAAAGACATGTGTGCCGCCCGCGACGCGTGGTACACGAAATTCTCAGGACACCTCCGCCAAGCGGTCCAGGGCGCGCAAGCCCGACACAAACACTACCACCAACACGGCGCCTACCATAACGCCGTGTCGGACGCGGAGGTTGAGCGAGCAGTCATCACTCTCGAACTTATCTTTAAACGCAATCCTCGTGGATACTGTGCAGATACATCCGGAACCAAGGAAACCCACGGACACACCCCCGAAACGAACTCGCAAGGAAGAACCCCCGAAACGAGCCCGCAGGGAAGACCGTCCGAAACAAAACCCGAAAAGGGTTCCCAAGGAACCAGTGGCACCACCACCGAATACTCGTCCTCGTCATAATGGCCCGCAAAAAGAAGCTCGTAAGAAATGCCAGACGCAACAACAACCAAACACCAAACCCCCCCGCCGCAAGGCGCAAACCCCAAGGAGGTCCCCCGCGAAGGCGGCGCCGGCCGCAAGGCGTGGCAATGTCTAAAGCGGGTCGTGATTTCCTTAAGTGTGCATTCGCTGCTCCGGACTTTAATACTGACCCTGGGCAGGGAATCCCTGACTCATTCCAAGGTAAAACCTTGGTGCGCAAAGATGTCACAACTAGCACTGTAACTGCAGCGCAAGATTTTGACACCTTTTATCTGATTGCACCAACCCCTGGTGTGTCCTACTGGACCACCACAGTGGCAC